TGTTGCGGCGCAGGCCTCTGAGGCCAGCGCAGTTAGTTCGACCGATTTTTCCGACACCCTGCTGACCGTCAACGTTCGCACCTACGCGGGTCAGTCGGACATGTCCCGGCAGGTTCTCGAGCGTGGAACCGGCGTCGAATCGCTGATTATGTCGGACCTGGCGCTGGCCTACGCCACCTCGCTGAACAGCGACATCATCGACGGCGCCGGCACCTCCGGCACCCATCTGGGCATCCTGGGCACGACCGGCATTGGCAGCATCACCGCGAATGACGCTTCCCCGACCGGCGCTGAGACATGGCAGCAGGTCATCAAGGCCATTGGCACCGTCAATGAGAACCGGTACCTGCCGCCCGACATTATCGTGATGCACCCGCGGCGCTGGGCCTACCTCGCTGGTTCGCTCGACTCGAATAACCGGCCGCTCGTCAACCCTGCTGGGAATTTCCCGACCGACCCGGCCGCTGTCGGTTCGGCTGCCGGCTACGGCGGCGTTGTCGGCAACATTGCCGGCGTGCCCGTCGTCACCGACGCTGGAATTCCTGTGGACAAGGGTCCCGGCGACGACGAGGACCGCATCATCGTGGCCCGCAGGTCGGACCTGCTGCTGTGGGAGTCGGCCGGTGCCGCTCCGACCGTCGCCCGGTTCGACTCGGTGGGTTCCGCGAGCCTCACGATCAAGCTGGTGGCCTACGGCTATAGCGCATTCACGGCCGGGCGCTACCCGACCGGCGTGGCCGTAATCGACGGCACGCTCCTGAACGCCACCCTCTAACCTGCACGACGCTCCTGACCGGGCCGGCCTATGGGTCGGCCCGGTCTAGGGCACCAACCAGGGAGGTTCGACATGAGCGAAACCAACGACGCCCTGTGGGCGAAGCAGGCCGCTGCACGCGGCGAACAGGCCGCCGCGAAGCCGGTCGAGGACGAGGCTCCCAAGGCCAAGCCCAAGCGCAAGCGCAGCTAGCACGGTGGCTGACTACACCTCGAGGACGACCGTCAAGGCGTATCTGTCGATACCTGACGCGACGACCTCTGAGGATTCCGCTATCGACGCGGCCATCGACGCTGCCGAAGCCGCCATCGACGAATGGACGGGGCGCACGTTCGTTGTGCCGACTGGCACAACCGCCAGGACCTATCACCCGGTTGATGATCGCACCGTCATTGTCGACGATGTGGCACAGACCACGGGCCTGGTTGTCAAAGTCGATTCGACCGACGACGGCACCTACGACGAAACGTTGACCGTCACCACGGAATGGATCATGGACGGCAACGAGGCACCGTTCAGGACGATTCGCCGCGTCGACGGTTCCCGGTTTCCCAGGTATCTGTCGAGGCGGCCGACCGTTCAGGTGACCGCCTGGTACGGCTACGCGATGGCGGTGCCGGCACCAGTGGTGCAGGCCGCCACGGTGCTTTCCGCTCGCTACTATCAGCGGCGCAGCTCTCCGCTCGGGTTTCAGGCCGGTATCGAGGGCGAAGCGGTCCGCATTTCCCGCGTCGACCCTGATGTGAAGGCGCTGCTGGCCGGTAAGCGGCTCGCCGGTGTGGCCTGATGGCCGACTACGCAGCGATTCGGGCCGGGCTGAAAACACGGCTGGAAACCATTTCGAGCCTGGTCGCGGTCTATGACACGGTGCCTGATCGGGTGGTGGCACCGTCCGCGGTTGTTGCGGTTGGTTCGCCGGTCGCTGATTATCACGACTCGATGTCTGGTGCGGGCGGTGCGTTGACTCGGTTCAATTTCGAGGTGATCGTTTTGGCGGCCCGGTGGGAACCAACCGCCGGCCAGGACCAGATAGCCGCCTACATCAGCGGGTCAGGAAGCGTCCCGACCGCCATTGAAGGTGACGCGACGCTGGGCGGCGACGCGTCGACAACGCAAGTGACCCGCTGCGTGGACCTCGGACAAATCCAGGTGGCGGATTCGCAGTATTATGGCGGCAGATTCACCGTGGAGGTGTACGCAAGATGACCAAACTGACTGTGGCCGGCCGCAAAAGCGTTGCCGGCGTCGAGCCTGGCGGCACCGTCGATACCGCCGACCTTCAGGCTGATAACATCAACGTCGAAGCTTTGATCGAAGGCGGCCACCTGGTCGCCCCTGTTAGCAAGCGAAAGGCTGACGACTGATGGCCGTTGGAATGCTCTCTGACGTTGAGGTCACCGTCAATTCGGTGGACCTCTCGGACCATGTGGCGTCGGTGACGTTCACTGAGACTGCCGCTGAACTCACCACGACCGCGATGGGCGACTCGAACGTCACCAGAGTGGCCGGCCTCAAGGATGGGTCAGTCGGGATTGAATGGCATCACGATTTTGATGCGTCTGAGGTTTACGCGACACTCAACCCGCTGCTGGGCACCGTCACCACGGTGACGGTCAAGCCCACGACGGGCGCAACGGCAGCGACGAACCCTAAAAAGTCGGTGTCATGTCTCGTCACTGAGCTGCCGTTCGTCGATGGCGCTGTCGGTGACCTGTCCACGATCTCGACCACCTGGGGATTCACGGGCGCTGTTACGACGAGCGTGTCGTGATCGCCCTGGCGATCACTGTTGACACGGCTGACGACTCATGGACGGTGCGTCCCACGGTCGGCACGTTCGTCCGGTTCGAGCGTCAATTCGATGTCGCCATTGGAGAGCTGGCGTCCGGTATCGCGTTGCAGCATGTCGCCTGGTTGGCGTGGGAAGCGTCCCGCCATCAGGGCCGCAACGTGCCGGCCACGTTCGATGCGTTCATCGACCAGGTAACCAATTTGGCGGTCGAGGCCGACGATTCCCCTTTAGCCGCCGGTCAGTGACGTTTCAGGCCGCCCAGTTGGCGGTCATCACCGGCCAGTCGATCACTGACCTGCTCGATGCCGACCCGCGTGTGTTCAAGGCTGTTCGGGCGGCGTGGAACGATTCGCAGCGAAAGGCAGCGGCGCATGGTAGAACCCGCCGCTGAAGTGTTCGGAGGCCGTCAGCTCCGCAAGGCGCTGAAGGAAGCCGGCCCTGAGTACGTCGATGAACTCAAGGACGTAAACCAGGAGCTGGGCGAGGTTGTCGCGAAGGATGCCCGCGCCCTGGTGCCGGAACGGTCGGGACGGTTGCGGACCACGATCAAGGCGGGGCGTGTCGCTGGCGGCGCGAAAGTTTCTGCCGGCCGCAAAAGCGTCCCGTACGCGGGCGTCATCCATTTTGGAAACCCGCACACCAACATCGAGCCTCAACCGTTCCTGTATGACGCCCTGGATGGTCGGCGGGACGAGGTGCTCGCCGCGTACCATGAGAGCCTGAACAAAGTTCTCGACAAGGCCGGGTTGCGCTGATGCCTGCTGCAAAGTCCTCCAAAATCTCGGTGGCGGTTACCGGTGATGCGCGCCAGTTCCGCCAGGAACTCGACAAGGCTGGGAAGGACGTTGGGAAGTTCTCGAAGGGCGCTGAGAAGGCATTCAGTGCGCTCAAGACTGCCGGGATTGGTTTGGCCGTCGGCCTGGGTACAGCGTTCGTGAAGGCCGGCCTCGATTTCGAGGCCATGCGGGGCATTCTCATCAGGGGAACGGGCGCGACCGGCGAGGCGCTTGACGACCTCCAAAAGCAGACAGAGGATGTGCTGAAGTCTGTACCGGACGCCGCTGAGGAAGTCGCTGCCGCCATCGCAGACGTAAACACGTTCTTTGGGGTGACCGGCGACCAGCTCGAGGGCACCACCAGGCTGTTTCTCGATTTTGCCCGCGTCGCCGGGGTTGACACCGCGGACGCCATCGGCGCTGTCGATGCGATCCTGACGCAGTTCGGGTTGACCGTCGAGGATGTCGACGAGCTGCTGGGCGACCTGGTGCGGATCGCTCAGGCGACCGGCGTGCCGATGACGAAACTGCTGACTCAGATTGAGAAATTTGGCCCGGTGTTCGCCACGGTCGGGTTCACGGCTGAAGAGACAATCGCTGTTTTCGGTCAGCTGGAGCGTGCCGGCGTCGATGTGGCACGGCTCGGCCCGGCATTGTCGAGGTTCTTTGCTGAAGCGGCCGAAGCCGGCGAGGAACCACGGGCAGCATTCGAGGCGTTCGTCGAACAGATCCTCAACGCAGAATCAGAAACGCAGGCGCTGGCGCTCGCCGCGGAGCATTTCACCGACCAGGCGGCCCGAATGGTTTCGGCGGTTCGGACCGGGAACCTCGACCTGGAGGATTTCGGCGGTTTGCTCGGTGAGGGCACCGGCCTGGTGTCGGAGCAGGCCGAAGCGATCAAAACGCTTTCGGAACGGTTCGCGGAACTGAAAAACAAGCTGCTGGTCGAACTCGGCCCAACGGCAGTCAAAGTCATGGATTGGATCATCGACGCAACCGACAAGGCAATTATTGTCATTCAGTTGCTGTCGAAGGTGTACGGCGACCTGGAAAACCAGTTGAAAGGCATTTTTACTGCCGGCGTCACTGCCGGCCGTGACTTCATCGACGGCCTCGAGGAAGGGTTCAAGAGTGCCGTCGATTGGACGGCGAACGTGGCCCGCGAGATAGCCAACGGGCTGGTCCATATCGTCAACACGGAGGTCATTGACCGGCTCAACTCGGCGCTAGAATTCACCATCCCGTTGCCGTTCGGCCGGTCGTGGACCATCGACCCGCCAGACATTCCGAATATTCCGATGCTTGCCCAGGGCGGCATCGTGACCGGGCCGACGCTCGCTGTTGTCGGTGAGGCCGGCCCGGAGGCGGTGATTCCGTTGGATCGGATGGGCGGCATGGCC